TCAAAGTCAGAGCGTCCATCTGCTCAGATATTTAGAGATATTCAGGCTGGTGATATTGTAGTTGTATCTCAAATAACAGAAATGATAAAGAAGCCAAAACTAAATTCAATAATGACATTTGACTCAGAAGATTTTACTGTTAAAGAGATTGTATCTGACTCCGTTGGCGTTACATGGAAATTCCTTCTAAGGAACTAGAATGATTAAGATAGATACAAAAGAGATGGATTTAATGATGGATGATTTCATAGATCTTGTAGATGAAGACATTCAAAAGGTTGCTAGCGTTGCATCAAGGTACGCTGTATACGCCTCACCGGTTCGTAGCGGACTGTTTAAAGCTAACTGGAACGCTTCTATAGATAAAGAGTATAACGGTCAGGTAAGCAACTCTGGAGACCCTAGCGGCGCTTCTGCATTGGGTGAAATGATCTCCAATATAACCAAGTTCACATTAAAGAAAGATTCTGAAATATTTATTCAAAACAACGTATCAAACGAAGATGCGTTCTACGCCGAGACTGTATCTTTCGATGAGTCTGGTGATACTGCAGATAAGCTTGTTAGCAAGGCTGTGACCACGGCATCAGAGGCGATCAGATAATGGCTCTTACTTATAATGAAGATTTAACAGCTATGTTTGTTCAGGGTTTTTCTGAGCCGGTAATAACTAAATTTGTAGATGGTTATTATAATGGCGCAACAGACCAAGGTAGCACTTTCATAGATATGTCCACTTTTACACCCGGACAATCTCAACCGACAGACGCTTACTGGATGAGCTTTCAGGTTACCGAGTCATTTACATTTAATGACTCAATAATGGATGGAGTGACTAAAAATAAAAGATTAGTTGTCTTCGTTGATTTCTCAATATTCTGGCCAGAAGAATTATCTAAGAAGTATTTAAACACGACTATTGAGCCAACACTGGACTCAATCTTCCTTAACGCATCATACAGAGGAGCTGATGGCTCTGAAGTATACAGCCAGCAAGATCAGCCAAAGGATGTCACAGCCGTTGTTAGGGCTACAGGGACGAATAAATGGAACAGAAAGGATATTACCTACTCATTCGTAGTAAGGTATATATGATATAATGACAACACTATATTGATTTCTCATTAACAGAATAAGGTACAATTATGTCAAGCATTCAAGGTAACGCGGTCAGCTACTGGGCTGTAAAGCAAGTCAGTCCATCATCTGGTGTCCCCGCGACACCAGCTTGGAGTAATTTGCGACGAACTTCAGGGGATATTGATATCTCCAAAAGTTTCACTCAATCATCCGAAGTTGACGTAACTCGTCAGCCCGGCTTTAACGTAATCACCAGCTCAGAGGTCTCTGGATCTGTAGAGCGAGAATTATCCGTCTCTGATCCCGGCCTGCTTACTCTTGTAGAAGCCGCAATGCAGAATTCAGTATATGCTGAAATTAATTCAACCGGCTCAACCACATTTGCTAACTCAGGTGCAACCATTACCCAGACTGGTGCTTTTGCAGCAGCAGTTGTTGGTCAGTACTTCGTACCATTTGATTCGGCACTGAACGAGCGTGTATTCACCATTACAGCCGTAACCAGTGATGACGAAGTTGTTGTTTCTCCTGCGCCTGTAGATGAAACCATTTCAGCTACCGTTGTTGGCAAGTCTGTCCGTAACTCTAACGTACCTGTCGGTCTTGCTGTTCAGAAGCGAATCCCTACAGACTCAGGCATTGTCTACAAGACCTTTGAAGGCTGCCAGATTGGATCTATGAGCCTTTCAATCACTTCTGGTTCAATTGTAACAATGAACTACGACATGATGGGCCTTGGTCAGACTGCTGGAATCACTCAGATCGCCGGAGCTTCAGATAACGCTGTAAACGCAAGCCGAGTAAGTGGATCAGTTAAAGATGTTGTTGAATTCTTCATCGACGGAACCCCACAGACTCCAGCTGATGTTTGCTACACTGACTTCACATTCTCTCTTGATAACGGCGCTCAAAGTAACCCAGCAATTGGTAAAGAGGGTGCTTGTTCAATCTCTTTCGGCCCAGCAGCTATCACAGGTACTTTGACCTCTTACGTTGACGGCACTAGCACAACTACTGCTCAGTCTGAGATTACAAAAAGAGACAACGAGACTTTGTTTGGTTTGGGTGCAGTATTGAAAGATGCTGACGGTAACTACTTGGTTGTGAGCGTCCCATCTGCTCAGTACACTGAAGTAAGCCAGTCCGATACTGCTAACGGTGACGTACTTAAAAACACCGGAACTTATGGCGCTACTGGTAAGTCTTTAGGTTACGCTGCAGAGTTTAACTTCATCGCTAAACCATAATAAAAAAAACATAGTATAATAGCAGGCGCACCATAAGGTGCGCCTTTTTTATTACTCGATAGGAATATTTAATGAAAAAACTAAAGAACGGATCAGTCAACCGAAATGCGCAGCCTGTAGAGATTAGTGGAGCTACTTTTTACATTCGGCCACTCAGTGGTGAGCTATATACCTCATTCACTTTGTACATCGGCGAGTACACAGACATGATGCTTTCACCTAGAGACAAGCGATCATTCATTAAGGGTCACATTACCGACTGGGAAGGTGTTATCGCAGAAGAGAACGGCAAGGAAGTGCCTGTTGAATTCTCAATGGCTGAAGCCTTAGCGCTGCTTATTGATGAGGATGCAGATGACGTTATTACCTATCTTTACTCTGAGTCATTAAACATGCGACAAGAGCTTGATTCAAGCAAGAAGAAAGATGAAGTAATTGCAAAAAAGTAATTAAGTTCTCTCTTGAATCATCTTCAATGAAGGATCACGAGGTCGCCTCCTTAAAAAAGAGCGGCCTTTTTTTGGAGCCAGAATCAAACGAAGATGTTTACGAGGCCATCAGGTGGTATTACGCATCAATGCGGTACAGACGAATAGATTATGAATCCGGCATGTATCTCAATATGATCCCATCTGAAGTGAGAGAGCTTTACGAAATAGAACAAACAAGGCTTCATATAGAATATCTCTACTACCTAGTCCCGTCACTGGATTCGGAGTATATTGCCCACTCAAATAGGATTAGATTGAAAAACGCAAAAAAATGATATAATGAACTGACTTCAGAAAAGGCCAAAAAAATGAGCATTGAAAAGAAAATAACAATAACAATTGACGCTAAGAATGCCCAGCGTCAGCTCAAGGCTATGAATAAGCTAATAAAAGATAACGCAAAGGAATCTAAAAAAGCTGCAGATGACAGCATTGCATCCAGTAAAAAAGAAGAAGCTGCATTCGAGAAGCGAGTAAGCAAACGCCTTTCATCTCATCAAAAGCTTCAAAAGGCGATGAAGGCAGAAGCTAAAGAACAGCAATCAATAAATGACAGAGCTACAAGGGATACAGAGAAGCTAGCAAGGGATTACAAGAAAAAAGCAAAAGATCGGCTGGCTTCTCATAATAACCTCCAAAGAAAACTTGAGGCTGGTCTTAAAAAAGAAAAATCAATAAATAATGAGGCTGCAAGATCTTATAAACAAGAAATAAAAGATCGAATGTCTTCTCATAAAAGCCTACAAAGACAGCTGAAGGCAGGAGCTAAAGAACAGCAATCAATAAATGATAGATCTGCAAGAAATGAAAGGCGTGACGCCTCTGAATTTAAGTCATCATTAAAAGAGCGACTATCTACCCACAACAAGCTTCAAAAAGCAATTGTTAAAGGGGCTAAAGAAAAGGTAGCGGCAGACAACAAGGCTATAGTATCCAGCAACAAAAGAGCTGCAGCCGCAAGAAAGCTTGGCCTTGCAGAAATAGCCGCTTACAAAGAAGCCAACAGAAGAGCTAATCCGAAAACATCAGCCCCTTCTGGGGTTGGCCGTGCTGTCGGAGCAGTAAGTTTGGCAGTGACCGCAAGGCAGCTTGTAAATCTTGTTGATGGATATGCTGAGTTCACAAACAGACTTAGAACAGCTACAAAGTCAGAGCAAGAGCTTCTTGACGTTCAAAAGCAGATTGTTGATATAGCAAAAGAAACAAGAACTGGCCTAGAAGAGAATGGCTTGCTTTACTTGCGACTTGCTAAGGCAACAGAAAATGCTGGCACCTCAAGCGCAGAGCTTTTGAAGATAACATCCACGGTAAACAAAGCTGTACAAATTGGTGGCTCATCAGCTCAGGAAGCTGCAGGCGCGATACGTCAGTTTACTCAGATAATCTCTGCTGGATTTAGCAGTGGCTTCTCGCAAGAAATTAACTCACTAGCAGAGCAGACTCCGGGACTGTTTGACGTAATTGTTGACGGCCTCAGAGAGACCAGTCAAGAGTTTAGGGATCTTGAAGACAGCGGTATGTCTGGAATAAAGATCTTAAAAGAATTCTCAGAGAAAGGTATCGGTGACCTTGATACTTTGCTTACAGCTGTCGGGTCTCAGACTTCTAATGTTAATAAAGAATTCTTGGCAATAAGACCGACAATAACAAAGTCAATAAACGTATTCAGAACATCGCTTCAGGCTTACGTTGGTTCCGCAGACCAAGCTACTGGCTCATCAGCCAAGTTAGCTGATGGGATAATATTTCTAGCAGACAATATACACTTATTAGCAAGAGGAGCAATGATAGTAGGCGGAATAGTTAGTGGGCTACTAGTAAGAAGCATGCTTGCATCCGCAGTTGCAATGAATGTAGCTAGGGTAGCTGCAATTGGGTTTTGGGCATCAGCCGTCCCGGTGGCTGGAGTAATAGCTGGTGTTATAGGTGCTGTAATAGGTGCTATAGCTGCATTTAATTCTGTAGAGGCACCAGTGGCTAACGCTGCCGATAGGATGTCTGATTTTGCAAAGGCTACAGCAGCAGCAAACGGTAGGTTGCATGAATTATCTCAATTAGAGTTAATTAGATCGCTAAAGTCAATTGCTACAGAGATAGAGTCGATAAATGAAGAACTTTCTTTAGTTGGCGTGGCTGATCAAGATACGAAGATTTACAGCCTTAGGTATACAGAAGCTCTTGCCGCTGCTGAAGAATATAAAATACATTTAGATGAAATAATGAGTCGTGCCGCCCCCGGAGATGACTCACCACGGGGTATGAAGTTTACCAAAGCTAAATATGAAGAGCAGCTTGCAATTGCAAAAAGGTACGGAGCGTTAACGCTTGCCTTTAGTGAGGGTCAGACAGAAAAAGCTCTTGCCCTGCTTGAGGAGCTAAAAAAAGCTGAAGCTACGCAAGCTAGGCTAAAAGGAGAGGAATATAATAGAACTGAGACTGGCGCTGAAATGGCAGCTAACGCTGCAATCGCAGCGGCAGAAGTAAAGAATAGCAAGCTTCTTACAATACAAGCAAAGTATGCCGCTAAAATATCTGAAATAGAAAAGCAAATATCACTGGCATCCGAGGGTGCGTATCAGGAGCGTGGTGCGGCTTTACTTAAAGTAATTAAAGCAAATAGAGATGCAGAGATTGAGGCCCTAAAGCCAGATGAGGAAGATAACTCATCGGATATTAAGTCATTCCGTGACATGCTTCTCACAAAAAGACAGCTTGCGCAGCAAGACTTTGAAGCTCAGAGAGCCGAAGCAATTAGGATCTTACCTGACCTAGCAGAGGCAAATAACGTAATAATAGAGCTTCAGGCTGAACTTAACACAAAGCTCGACGCGATAAGAAAAGAAGAGGCTGATAAGGCTTTTGAAGATAACCAAAAGGCTAATGCGGTAGGAATATCTGCATTGAGGCAATACAATGATCTTAGGCTTCTAGCAATTGAAGATGCAAAAGAAAAAGAGGCAAAAGCTTTAATTTCAGGTACCTCAAGGATTGAAGTCTTAAAAACATCTTTCATGGCGGAGAAGGAATTAAACATAGCTAGAGCGTCTGAAGATGTAGCAATAGTTAGCAAATATGTAGAAAACGCAGAAGAAAGAAGAACTTTAATAGTTGCTATTGAGCAAGCTCTAACTAATGACCTTAATAAAATAAGAGATGAAGTTGCAAAAAAGGAATATGATAGACATATGGCTGCTGCAAACCTAGCCTCGCAGGCTGCAGCGGGAGTTATGGGGCTTATCGGAACCATGTCCTCACTGAAACAGGAGGCAATAGACAAAGAACTTTCTTCTAATAAGGTTTTTACAGAAGAGCAAAGAAAGAACAAAGAAATGCAAGCTGAGAAGGCATTTGACAGCAACCAAGCTATGATAAAAGCAACGATAGCCATGCAGACAAGCTTGGCAGTCATAGGCGCCCTCGCTGAGCCGGGCATACCTTTCTGGGTGAAAGCCGCTAACGTAGCTATAGCTGCTTCGACTGGTATCGCATCATACGCTAAAGCTAACGCGCAAAGCTACAGCGCACCAAATGCACCATCAAATGCAACCCCGAGTTCGGCATCTTCATCAAGCTCTAGCGATAGCAACGTATCAAACAATACATCCAGCACAACCATCAACATCAACGCCGGTAACTCCTCTCCTGCAGCTATAGCATCAGCCCTGCAGAGCTACATTAACGATAATGATGGTATAATTATTAATCCAGACAGTAGCCAAGGAAGATTATTAAATGCCTAATATGTACATAGAGTTTACCCCAAAAAGGGCTTTAATATACCCGCTACCAAGTCCGCAGTCCGCTCCTTATGACCCACTTATTATCTCTTTGACTCTTGCTTCTTTCGATAGAAGCACGGAGACAAAGAAGACTGAATCAATAACCCTGTCTGGGTTAAAGTCTTCTTCTTTGTATTACTCAACCAAACTATACGCATG